GATTTTCCGAGACATCATCTCAGGAAACGAGCTGAATTATGCCGTGTTCCGGGACAAGATCGTCCACCGGACCACCGGATCTGAGATCCGCTTCAAAGGGTTCAGGGAGCAAGGCAGTATCAACATCAAAGGCCTCGAAGGTGTAGACATCCTGTGGATCGACGAGGCCCAGGCGGTGACTAAAAACACTCTGGACGTGATCATCCCGACAATTCGGAAAGACAATGCGAAGGTCTTTTTCACGATGAATCGTCATCAGCGCGATGACCCGGTTTATCGTGAGTTCGTGGACCGTGATGACTGCCTGCATATCGAGATAAATTTCAATGAGAATCCGTTCTGCACGCAAGCGCTTAAAAATGAGGCGGAAAACTGCCGCAGGACAGCGCCCGAGGACTACCGACACATCTGGTTGGGCGAGCCGCTGGCAGACACTGAAAACCACCTTTTCAATGACGACGCCCTCAAGGCATGCCTCACGCGCACTTTCCCCCACGACTCGACGAAATACGAGGGGTGCATAATGGGGGGGGACGTGGCCCGGTTCGGTGACAACTACTCGTCCGTGGTCATCCTGCACCAGTGTGGCCCTGAGCATTGGGAGGAGTTCACAACCGACAGATGGAAGAATAATGACCTCGTCTACACGGCAGGCAAAATGGCGTCGATCATCCATTCCCAGAACCCGGATTATGTAGTCATAGATGGCGACGGTCTGGGCGGCGGCGTGGTAGACATCCTGCGAAGCCAGAAAAAGCCAATCGTCGAGTTCAGGGGGGGCCATGTCGACCACATCGACAAGGACCGATATAAAAACTGGCGAACCTACGGATATTTGACGCTAAAGAAACTCGTCGACAACGGCTGGCTCAGGCTCAAATCGCAGTTCATTATTGACCAGCTCAAGGAGATCAAATACCGCTACGACGCTACTGGACGCAAATACATCATCCCCAAGGAACAGCTCATCGAGGATGCCCGGCGCCGGGGGGTAAAATTCAACTCCCCAGACGACGCCGACGCCCTGATGATGGCGGCCACGCAAATTGACATAGTGAAAAAAGAACAAGCCACACGGTATACTGCTCAACGTGGCCGGAATCGGCGACCGCAGGAAAACTACGCGAGGGAGGACAGTCTGATATGAGCGGGAAACGGAAATGGAACCCATTCTCACGGCCAGCGATCAAGCATAAACAGGCCGAAAAACTGGCCATGATCGAGGCTGAAACCGCCAAGGAGAAGGCCCGCAAGGCCGCCGAGGACATTCAACAGCGCTCAGACGAGACGAGGCGGGCACGGCTTCAAGACGTCGCCAGAAACAGGACGACAATCGTGGACCCAATGGGCATCAGCGGAAAAGCCGACGTGGTGAGAAAGACGCTGACCGGCCAGTGATCAAGGTCATCCCATACTCAGACGCTCATCTGGCCGCTGTGACGCGACTCGTGGAGGAGTTCCACGTCGAGTCTCTGGCGGAGTTCGGGTTGAGCATCGACGGCAGCGGGGACATTGCCGCGCAGATGGCGCTGCATGGCGAGTCATCGTTTCTGCTGACGGCTGATGGCTCTGTTGTCGGGGCGATCCTTGGCGTCGTCGAGAATCAGCCGATGTCAGCCAGATCCGTCTACCATGAATCCATGTGGTACGTACAACCGGCACACCGAGGGCACGGGATCAGGCTGATAAGGCATCTTGAGGACTGGTGCATGAGCATCGGCGTTGACCAAATCATCATGGCCCATATGGGGTCAGCGAGTGAGCGCCTGTCCAAGCTCTTCATCCGCCGAGGGTACAAGCCGATGGAAGTCAGCTACATCAGGGATTTAAAAGCGGGGGTCGCTCATGCCTAAATCCGCAGCGCAATTGCTCAAGGAAAAGGGCCAGTGCAAATCAGGGCGTCTCAACTTCGAGAGCTACTGGCAGACCCTGCACGACTTCTACGACATCGAGGCGCAGGACGTCAATCAGCAGTATCACCCGGGCAACGAGCTGACGATCACGCAGTTGTTCGACAGCTTTTCACTTGAGGCCGCTGATATTCTGGCGTCGGGATTGATGAACTACCTCACGCCCCCGGCGTCAAAGTGGTTCTCGTTCAGGACCAAAGACCCGTTGATGATGGAGTCAAAGCGGGTTCTGTGGTATCTCAAGGACATCGAGGCCGAGGTAAATCACACCATGAACAACTCGAATTATTACGACGTGAATCCGGACTTTTTCAAAAAATCGGGTGTCTATGGCACCTCGATTTTGTTTCAGGAGGATGACCCGTTTGACGATGTCCGTTTCTATTCGATCCCGGTCAAATCGGTCTGCATCGTCGAGGACGCCCGTGGCCGGGTGATCGAGTACTACATAGACTTCGAGTACACGGCGACTCAGGCCGTCACGAGGTTCGGCGAGAAGGTCCACGAATCGGTCATGAAGCGGCACAAAGAAAGCCGGAACCCCGAGGAGAAGGACACTTACACCCTGTATATCGGACCAAATTGGGACCGCAACCCGATGGCGATGGACAACACGAACAAACCTTGGATTGCCCAGTGGATTGATGATGCGCACAAGACCATAATCGATACTGGCGGGTTCGACGAACTCCCGGCCATGACTCACCGGTTCTACAAACGGGCAAACGTGGTATGGGGATATTCCCCGGCGATGAAGGCGCTGCCTGATGTTCGGGTGCTCAATGCCATGGCCAAGACCCAGCTGCGGGCAGCTATGAAGATCACGGATCCGCCTGTGGCCCTGCCGGACAATGCGTTCCTGATGCCGTTCAATTACAATCCGAGGGGGACGAACTACTACCAGAAGGACGCCCTGAGGAAGGATGACATTTTCCCCATCGGCAACTACGGTAACCCGGCGGTTGGGATGGACATGATGGAGTATCGGATTCATCGGATCCGGTCGCAGATGTTCACCGACGTGTTTCTGGCGTTCCAGAACGTCCAAAAGCAGATGAACAATCCAGAGGTTTTCGAGCGGATTGCCGAGAAGATGACGCTTCTGGGGCCGTCGGTCGGACGGTTTATGTCTGCCGTGCTGGATCCGACGCTGAACCGGACAATCGGCCTCCTTGCCCGGCGTGGCAAGCTGCCTGAGCCCCCGGACGAGATCAGGGAGAATCCCCGATATGAGATCGAGTATGTGTCCACGCTGGCCCGTGCGCAGCGCAACGGGGAGCTTCAGGCGCTCCAGAATGCCATGATCATGGTCGGCCAGATGGCGCAGTTCACCCCGGACGTGCTGGACAAGATCAACGCCGACAAGGCCGTGGACGTGACGTTTGGCATCACCGGGGCGCCAATTCAGATGCTCAGGGATGATGAGGAAGTGGCAGCCATCCGAGACAGCAGGCGGCAGGCTCAGGCGAAGGCGCAGGAGGCCGAACTCATGGGGCAGGGTGCAGCAATTGCGGTCGACGCCACACAGGCCAGCAAGAACGCCCGGCAGGCCCAGCTGATGGCGCCGGTATGATCATCGACTTGGAGACGGCAAAGGCCCTGAAATTGGCTGTTGAGCGGCTTTTTTCCACTCAGGAAGGCCAGCTCCTCGTCGAGTATTTAGAGGAGGCGGCTGGGAAGTACTCCCCGACATACAACCCCGAGCATCCGGCATCTATCGCCATTGAGGCGGGTAGGAGGCAGTTCGTCTCGACGATCCACAACATTCACCGGCTGACAGCCGAGCAGATGGTAGAGGTCTACAAACATCAGTAAACAGCAACAAACAGCAAGAAAGGCAACTCATCATGACGACTGAAGCTGATACCCAGAGCCAGCAACAAGCTGACACCTCCGGCCAGCAGGCACAAAAGCCCTGGTATTCCTCGCTCCCGCCGGATCTGGCCAACAACCCGACCGTGCAGAAGTACAAGACTCCAGAGGATCAGGTCAAAGGGCACCTCGAACTCGTCTCCAAGCTCGGACAGGACCGGGTGACGTGGCCAAAGGATGAGAATGACACAAACTCATGGGCTGAGGTCCACAAGCGGCTCGGAGTCCCCGAGAAGGCCGACGGCTACAAGCTCAGAGATGTCGATGTCCCCAAGGATCTGGGTATCCCGACGTTCGACAAGCTGACCTTTGCCGGGATGATGAAGGAGATCAACGCCACCCCGACCCAAGCCCAGAAGCTCTGGGAGCGGTATACCGGGTCGCTGGTTGAGAGCGCCCGGTCGGCAAGTGAGCAGTTCAAATCTCAGGTTGAGACGTCCAAAGCCGAAATGATGAAGCAGTGGGGCGAGGCCTACCAGTCCAAGATCCAGCGTGGTCAGGCGGTCATTGACGCCTTTTCGACATCGCAGGAGCAAAAGGACTTCTTGTCGGTCTACATGGCCCAAGATCCCAAGGGCATGGCCTTCCTCGCCGGGATCGGCGACAAGATGGCGGAATCGTCCATCGGTGGATTCCAAGACAGGCAAAACTTTACTTTGACGCCGGATGAGGCTAGAATTGAATTGGGTCGCATAAAGGCGAGCCCTGATTACCGGAGCGATAACGACGCAGTTCGTATCCCTCTGGTGAACCGGGCAAACGACTTGATGCGCATGATTGGACCCGGGACACCCCAACGGATGAACATCATCTGAAGGCCCCGGCAATGGTCATTGACGGTAGCAGCAGACACCTCCGAGAGGAGCCTGCACAAGCAAAGGCTTAGGACAGCCCCCACTTTGGGGACACCTGAGAATGAGCCTGTAACAGGTTTTTTTCAACAAGGAGGCGTGTCATGGCTGACACCAACAATCTGATCTATGCACAGCAGTAC